AGATACCATCTTGGCTGTCAACAAGGAATCTTTGCAAAACCTATAAGATTTTCATTGTAAGGCTTTTGGTGTTTGAGGACACCAAACGCAATATGGATTAATTTTCGCATCGCAGCACAAAGAGCAGCCATCTTTGCTTTGCCATTTCTTAGTAGTCGATCATATACGATTTTAATATGAGGATTATGACGAATTGCAACTACAGCTGCCATATACAATTTAGACCTAATTTTAGAAGAGCCTGAACGTGAGATTTTTGAAACACCACGAATTGAAGAGCCAGATTGCCTTTGTAGAGGAATAAGCCCGCAAAAAGCAGCAGCTTGACCAGCATTTGTAAAACTTTTACCTTTGAATAAAGTTAATAATGTCAAGGCAGTACGTTTTCCAATAGCTGGTATAGATTCAAGTAAACATAAATCTTGTTTTAAAGAAATATCATCATCAATAGTTTCATCTATCAATTTATCAAGATATTGAATCCTATTGTTAATATTCTCAATATCTAATTGAATAATCTCAATAAGTTTAGAATTCGTATTGTTCGAATATGCTTGATCTAATCTATTTCTCTCCCTATTTAATTCAGAAGTATAAGCGTCCCGACGGAGTAGTAATTGTTTTAACAAACGAAGTTGATCTGAATCAGGCTGCCAAATGTTATACGGAGCGAGTTCACCATATTTAACCAAAACCTCTGCATCTACTTCATCGGTTTTAGTTAGAACTGAGATACCAGCAGCAAACTTACGTACTCGCGCGGGATTAGCAACACAAACTTTAATATTATTAGAGTAGAGAAAATAAGCTAAATTTTCATGATAAATAGAGGTTGCTTCCATAACTGCAACTAACTCTAATATCTCAATTTCTAACTTTTGTAACCATTCATTTAATTTAATAAAACCAGAGTGGTTATTATCAAATACTTTAGTTTTCTTTTTTTGATTATTCAAAAAAATACAACAATCAAATTTATTTTTAGAAATATCTATACCTAGATATTGCACAATTACATCCCCAAGAGAAACCGTTCACACTACTTAGCTTGTTAATACAGCATCATAAAAATGTGCTTAGATACCATTCAGTTTTTTTCGTGTGAAAAGAGTAGATTATGGTTTTTTCTACAATACAAACTAAATTTAGCGGAATGCGAAACTCAATAATCTACAGTTGTAATAGCTAATTACAACTTAATTAATATAACAGAAATTTGAGAATATAAAATTAAATAAAATCTCAAAAATCCATAAATAACTTTAACTTTCAATATGGTAAGTGGATTAATTAAAAACCTACTCAAATATTCAGACACTAATTATCTTGCTGACCCTTGATGCAAAAAAGCTCCTAAAATGAGAATTGAAATAGGTGCAAAAATAATCAAATACAACAAAAAATGTTTCATAAAATTCTCCAAATATTCGGCGAGCGTAGCTCGGTTATTCTCGTTTATGCTCAACTGGGAGCTTGTAATCAGAGAGAAGAAGGTGCTTGTGCAGGTTGTGTCAGTTCGCTCGTAGACACTCGCTCTGCTGATTGTGTTTGAGCAAAATAGTTAAATGGTCTGTCATTCTGTTCTATTAGCTTCTTGCAGTCTGATTGCGCAACATCATGCAAAATAGTCCCCTGTTGAGTGTATGCAACATAACGACCATTCTTTTTAATACAGCCACTAAAAACGGGTTTTGCTGTAACTGTGTATTCAATTTGCGATTGGTCAACGTCAAATGGTTTATTGGGATTATATTTAATCGCAATTGTCTCCATCCGGACATCATTTTTAGCTTGAAGTTCTGCATTTCTTTCGCCTGGATTCTCCAGGTCTTTTCGTTGATCTGGAGTCAATCCGGATCCGTCAATTTCTTTTGGTTTTTGCTGAGTATTTGCCTGGGTAAAAGCCGATGGGTTAATCATCTTTTGAGTGCCAGGCTTGAAGTATGAATAGCCACCATAGGCTGCTAATGCCAGGATCCCAAAAACAACATAACCTAGCTTTTTAGGTAACTTCATCTTTACATGATGAGCAGTAGCAGACTTGTAGTAGCTGAACAGGTTTTTAGGGTATTTAAATAGAAATTCGTTCTCTGCTAGCTCTCGAGACGATAAAGATTGTGGCTGTTTACGCACAGATCTCCAGTAGTAAACACTTGCCAATTTTGCCCCGTATGGACGGTGTAAATGATAGTGTTCGCCGACCAGATCCAGGACAAACGCATTTAAGAATCTAGGGCTTTGAGTGATGAACCAAATGTCGTGACCAGTATGACGATGTACTTGTAATTTCTGTACTACATCATCTTTATTAGCGGATGTACCAGATCTGAAACGCTCATGTTGTTGCGCTTCATCATAGATAACAATTGAATTATCTGGAGTTGTTCTCCAGTCATCTGGTGACTTTTCAACGCCATCAATTTGAAGCCCCTCGATATCAGCAAAGATCTGACGTTCAGGAAATTGTTTTTGTAGTTCTAATATCTTTGAAACAACAAATAGGCTTTTCCCTGAGCCTGGTGTACCAGTAACCAAAATTATCATTTTATAAACTCCAACAAGTTAATCAGTGTCGTTATGTGCGTGCACGGCACGCCAAACGACACTGATTAACTTGATAATTTCTGTATGCCTATTTGGGCAGATTTAATAATTGCGTAAGTGCTCAAAGCACCAATAAGAATGCCAATTGCTTTATCACCGCCACACATGCCTAAAAACGCAAGTGCGCTTGATGTACCAAAGCTCATATTTTGTGTTGCACGGGCTATATAAATACTGATTAAGCCCTGAACAACATGTGTTGTAAAAAGTCCAATTCCCGCACCCAAAAGAACACGTTTGAGAGCAGATCCGAGCAGCAAAGTTAATGCTGTATAAAGTATTTTCCCCATTACTCACTATTCCCCCGTGATAAGCCCATAACTATATAAGCACCAATTAAATAGGCGGATCCAATGACAAAAGGTCGAATCATGATCATGAAGTTACATAAGGGTTCAAAAGAAAAACTTGCGTCCTGGGTAACACCCATAAAAGTGACCTGAATAGGTTGTGGCTGTGGGCAAGTTTGATCGAAATTAATTCGACTACCATCATCAAAATTTAGTTCTAGTTCTTTAACTTCTGGTTTTGTTTCTGATGTATCAGATGCGGATTCATTCATCCATTTATCTGTTTTCTTCCAGTAGTCAGCAACAGTTTTAGGGAAATCAATAGCAGCCTGAGCAGCTTGACAGACAGTCGGTGCCCACTCGCAAAACACAGGGAAATTTAATGCAATGTCAGTCGGCGGAGCTTTAGGAGCAGTCGGGTCATCTGGATTCGTTTGAGGTACAGCTTGCCCTTGAGCAGTATTTGAGGTTGGAATAGCCTGAGATGAATTTAATTGTTGAACCATGTCATTTGCAGGAACAATTTGCTTTTGTTCATCTTCTTCCAATGCTGTGTCAGCCACAGATGAAACGTATGCTTTGCCTTCAGCTTTATTTGCAACAGCATCACTAATAACCTGTGATGCTACAGCATCGTAAGGTAAATGCTTTTCTTCTGTCGGTACACCAGAAATCACTGAAACAGTAATAGAATAATCTTTAGCAATCAAAGCATCATCAGATTTTCTATATTGATCAACAATACAAGATGTTTGTGTAGTTGAAACAAGAGTTAAATAAGCAGCACTAACCGAAGAATTATAGATAGAAACATAAGCATTACATGCTGCAACTACAGAAGTGAATTTAAAATTAGCATCCCATCCCGGTGAAGAAACATTAATATAATAAATTGCTTGTCCGTCTTTCACTTCCCGATAAGTAACCTGATTGTTTGCAGGATCCATCACATAATCAACTGCACCGATTAATGCTTTAATCGCAAGATCAACAGCAACAACAGCACCAGTTCTCACAATCATCTTACTGACTTGACTAGCAGTTGGAGTAATCGCAGCAGCACCAGTAGCAGCATAGTTTTTACCATTTAAAACTACATTTTTAGCCCCGTCATAGAATGTTGTTGCACCTTGCACTAAACGCTTAGTTACAGACCAACCTTCACCCGCAACAGTAGTTGCATTAGCTGATTGAAAGAAAATGAAGTTAGGCGTAATGGCTATAATGAAGATCTGTAGCCAGGTGATTAACTTAAAATTATCAATACGCAAATTACGAAAACTAAGACGATTAACCATGACATACAAACCCCTCAATAAAAGATGGGGCAACTAGTGCCCCGATTACATCTTGTTTTATTACAAAGCTCGGCGGATGATTTTCCACCCTTTAATCGCAACGATGACAAGTAGATAAGCAGCACCTACAAGACCGATTGGAGTGGTTAAATCGCTTAGTTCAGAAGTAACAGGAGTTACATCAATTGCAGCGTTAGCAAAGTTAGTCATTGCCAATGCAGATGCACCAGTAACAACAACTGCAAGTGGTAAACGTTTAGTTTGTGGTTGAGATTGAACAGTTTTAAGTTCGCTCATGGTTTTTCCCCTTTATTTGAGCAATCGACCAATTTTTTTAAAGCCCCAGGCAACAGCAATGCAAATTGCTATGCCTACAGCTATATCACCCGCCTGGTCATACGTGATTTCGGGTAATCCTAGAAAACCAACTTGCACCCATGTAAGGCACTGGTTTGTAGCCTGGTCAATTTGGGCACATTGGTACATTTTTTAATCCTTTATTGTTTACTGATCTGCCTTTAAAGCCCCTAAAAATCAGTAATCTTTTAGTCGTTATACTAAATAGCCTAAGCTAACTTTGCAGAAGTGGATTGGGAAACTTTGCTTAGGTCTAAATCAACCAAAATCAGCACTGAAGATTTACCATTAGAAACTTGTTCCATTGTGGCAGTGCAGGTAAATGGAAATGATAGATTTTTAATACGCTCAAAATTAAATGATGTACCCCATTTAATTGATTCACCAACCTGACCTACAAAGTTTTCGCCTGATTGCAAATCCGCTTGATAAAACACAGTAGTTGAATCATATGGTTTACCGTTAAATTCACCTTTAGATGACTTTGCCCCCAAGATGATCATTTCAGTTTTAAATTGCATGAATAAAATCCTTATATTGAGTTTGATTAACTAAAGGGACACCCACGAATAGCGAGTAGTCTTCATTTAGTGACTGAATAGGTTGATTAATACGTAACGACTGCATCACAGCAGCATGAGAAAACTTAAGGCGTTTTGGCACTTCATCTTTTGAAGATGAAAGCATTGCTACCAGTTCATCACTGGCAATAATTTTTGAGAATTGACGGATATATTTGCCGAACTGATGTTTCATAATTTCGATTGATTTATCAAAATTAATCACGGATTGCTTTTTAACGATTTCAGGTTTTTCTGGTGAAATCATTTCTTGAGTAAGCTCTTTAGCAAGCCATTCAAAACATGGGTAAGCCCCAATGAAATATGAGCTTGGATTGAGTAAAACATCAAAAGGGATGAAACGGTCAGAACCTTTAAATTCGACCTCTGCACGTGTCCAAAGGCTTAGTACATCACCTTCCTTTTTGCCACGTTCATAGATACGGCAGAATTTACCGCTATCACGGTTGCCAATATTGAGGGTTCTACCTTTACCGTTTGGACGCTTCCAAGCACCTTTATGCTCTACATTAGGTTCACGACCACCACACCAGAAACCATCAATATTGTCCCATGAATCAGCTAAATCAACTGTTAAGTGATTGCCTTCGAAATCATCATGAGCAAGGTCAATTCTATTAAGCTTAGGACGTTTACATCCACGCATTAAGAATTTATAAAGTTGTGATTCCCAACCTTTACGAGCTAAGGCACAACCAGTACCGTTGATTTGTACAGAAATCTTTTTGTTAGCATGGCCATATAAGACCATGCCCAAATTATCTTGTAATTCGTATGAGTAAGTATGGAAATGCATACCTTTGTCACGTTTAACGGCAAGTCCAAAGCCGAAGATCTCAAAAAGAATCTGATCCAGCCATGTTTCAATCGCTTCAGTAAGCGATTCGTCAACTTCCTCTGGTTCAAGGAATGCATATTTTTCGCCAAAGGTTTCTTGACCAAAACTAAAAGTCACCCAATCAACAGCAGCTATGCCATGAATATCGCATGGAACAGAATGTAAAACTGGCAATACGCCATCTTCAGTTTTAATTACTTTCTGATTATCGAGATTTCTAGGGAAAGTGAACTCTTCAGATGCCATGCGAGAATTCGTTACCCCCATCTTATAAAAGGGGGTGCTTTCTGCCGTATTTTTACATGTATTGATCATTTTTTATTCTTCCCCGTAAGCGTCTTGAAATTCGCTATTTGCTTTTTTATAAGTTTCTAAATGGGCATCAATAAATGAGTAGTCATAGCCATATTCAGATGCAACAAATGCCAGATGTTCTAAACATTGCTGAGTATTTAAAGCTGGGACTAGACAATCCAGTACAGAAACGCCATGCTGAGAGATGATGCGAGTTACTTCATTGAAGGCAGCTTGCGTAAAACTGACTTGATCTTGAAAAATAATTTTTGAATTCACGGGGATACCTTCATGTCTATGCTGATTGGCATTTTCTTATTGGTAATAATTGCTGTTGCTGTTATGAATGTTTTAAAGAAAGGGGAAACAAAAAGGGGAAAGCGCAATCCGATCAAAGGAAAGCGGATTATTACAATGAATGAACAACCAACATTTTTAAAGTTAAGAGAAGCTTTACCAGAACACATTATTTTGGCACAAGTTGCATTCAGTGCTTTTATGACAGCACAGGGATATACAACACGTAATTTAT